CCGCCGTTGCCGTCGGGATGTCCCCAAACCTCGGTCGCGGAGGTATCCTCGACGTAATTCTTGCCGCCGTTTATATCGCCGAAAGTCAAGCGCCGGCCATAGCCGCCGCCATCCGTCTCGACGCCCTTGCCGTAACCGTAAACGCGCGTCTTTGGATTCGCGCTGCCGGTCTTGCGCTTGATGCTGATCAGGTCTTTAGTCCACGTAAAGCGCTTGGGACTTTGCTGGTTTCCGCGCTTCGCGACCACGCGCACGTATCGGTGTGTGACCCGCACGCCGTCCGTCTCGATGACGGTTTCAAGCTCGCCGCCCCATGTTTTGAGCAGGTCGCTCAAGCCCTCGCGGACTTTTAAGTGATAGAAGGTATGCGAAGCGCTGCCTGGTTGGTCGCAGTTGCCGACTTCCCAACGTGTGCCGGCGAGTATCGAAGCGAGCGCCACGGCCACGCTGCCGGACGGTCGCTTGTCCTCGATATAGTCATCCCACGTCTCGTTGATGGAGTTGATGCACGTTGCGCTGGTATATGGCTTGCCGCTGTCATCGTGCAGCCGCTCGATTGCGTCGACAATGTGCTCATGTACAACGCCTTGGCGGTCAACCCAGACAAGGTACTCCCCCTTGCCTAAATCCTCGTCGCACCTGATCTTAAGCTCGTCGGTGCCGTCCGTGGCGTCCTCATGTGTCGCTGCGGTGTAGGTGAGCCGTCCGAGATTCGCGCCGAAACGGCTGAAACGGGTGAAGTTGACCTTCTTGGTTAAAGCCATCTTTCCTCCCATTCCAACGTCGCGGCGCCGCTAGAGATTTTGTTATGCGCACGGTCTTTAACACTGAAAAAGTCGCTCATGATGTTGAGCTGAGCGACTGAGCCGTTAACAGTCACATGCTCTTTGTCGAAGTCCATGTGAACGACGCTCGAAACCGCCAACGGCTGGACAACCTCGACGAACTCGGCGGTGTCGGTGTTGGTGATGCGCCAAGAGCTGCAAGATCCGGGCTTGGCCGTCACGGTGAGCGCCGCAGGCAGCGTGCCGCCGACAGCGAACGATGCCGCGCCGCTCACGTCCATCCGGCGATGCTGGCCGTAATAGTCGGGGTCGCCGATGTGGAACGTAACGGTTGCCTGCGGGCAATCGTCGGTGATCTCGTCAAGGTCGGTTGCACCGCTAACAATCGCCATCAAATAACGCGTAGGGTCATCGGGCAGATAAAGCGGCGCTGGCTCGTCAGACCAGAGCAGCGCCGCCAGCTCATGACGCGCCTTTGCGACCTCGCGCCGGTGCTCGGTGCGAATCCACATGTCAATCTGCAAATCGTAACCGGCGCGACGGGCGTTCTTGAAGTATTCGCCGTGCCGTCCGGGCGCATCCTCGAAGCTTGCCGAAACGTCCGCCATGATTGGGCGGCGTACCTTACAGTAGACGAGCTTCGACAGGTCGTGCCCGTTGAAGACAATGCTGTCGCTTTGGTTTCGCTTACGCTTAAGCTCCAACGGGCACCCCCTTCTGCTTTAACCTGCTGGCAATACCAGCGCCGATCTGCTGACCGGTCGTGTACGCGTCCATGCTGTTTGCAACGGTGGCGTTGACGGTCACGTTCACCTGGGCTCCGCCACCGAAGCCGCCGCTTAGGCGGTCGAGCACGCGAGAAATACCTGCCTCGACGCTCTCTCTGACGCTTGTGCGCAGCTTTGTATCGGGCGCGACGTGCTCAAGTCCAGCTTCGCCAACGCCAATGATTGAAGGCTTGTCGAAGGATGCGCCCTTTGCATACCAGTTGACGCTGATGGACGGCAGTTCCACAACGCCACCGATGTCACGCCAGCTGACGTGGAAATGCGGCAAGCTGATATGCGGCAAGCTGATGCGAATCCCGCTGAACGCCCCCTGAATCCTGCCGGGGATGCCGCTGACAAAGTTCCAGGCATCGTTGATCGGCGAAGTGATATTGCTCTTGATGTTCGAGAAAACGCCAGCGACCTTGCTGCCAAGCCCCGGGAAGCCAAGCTTTTCACCGATGGCGTTTCCGGCGTTTATCGCGTTATCCTTCGCAGTGTTCATCTTCGTTTGGATATTGCTTTGAATGGCCTGGAAGGCAATACCGGCCTGCGACTTCGCCGCGTCCCAATCACCGTTCATGGCAGCTTTCAGGGCATTTGAAGCCGAAGAACCGACAATCTTACCGGTGTTCATGTCTGTTTGGATTGAATCCCTGATAGCGCCGAATTTTTCAGACGCATTGGATTTCAGATTCTCCCAAGCATCGGACGCGTTGGACTTCAAGCCCTCACAAGCATCGGACGCGCCTTGCCTTATGCCTTCAAACTTTTCCGAAAGGCCGTTTTTGACCTCTTCGGCCTTTCCGGTTATCCCGTCCCAAATCCCAGACCAGAATTCCGGCACGCCTGCGAAGAAATCCTGCACGCCCTGCCATTTTTCTGAAATCCAGCCGGTGAAGTCAGACCAGAGCTGTTTACCAGTCTCGGTTTGCGTGAAGAACCACGTAAGGCCAGCGACGGCAGCGGCAACCGCAGCAACGCCAAGCAAGATTGGGTTTGCGGCGATCAATCCGGTGAACGATGTCCACCCTGTAGAGAGCTTGCCGCCTAGGGTAGATGCCAAACCGCCCGCTTTCTCTGCGATGCCGCCGAAGCCCGTTGCAGCCGTGCCTATAGCGCCGTCGCCCTCGCCGAACTTGCCTGCGAGGGAAGCGAAGCCACCGGCAACGTCCTTGAACGTCTGGCCGATCTCGATGCCCTTTTGGAGCGTCTTGCCGATGCCCGTTGTGAGCCCGCCGAACGCAACCGTCCCCAAAACGACATTGGTTGCCATGTCCTGCTGCTCTGGCGTTAGGGACTTATACCAGTCGCTAACGCCCTCGAGCGCCGGCGTTACTTTCTCAAGCAAGGTCGTTCCAAGCTCGAGCGCCTTTTCCTTGAAGGGCATGGCCGCTTCGCCGGCTTCGGCCATCTTCTGGTTTAGCTCGGCCTGCGCTTCGCGCGTGTCGAGCATCGTCTTATTTGTCTCTTGATACGTCTCGCCAATGTTGCCGTAAAGGCCATCGAGCGTCTGCGTGATAAGCGAGGAGCGCTCCTGCTCGTCACCGCAGGCGGCAAGCGCCGCATTGAAAGCGTCCTCTTTGGTAGCGCCCTGAGCGATCTGGTCGTTGAAAGCCTGCTGTGCCGCATGGTTGCCAGAGAGTGCTGCGCTCCACTGCTCGTTGCTTGCCGTTGCCCAGTTGAGGGCATCGGCAAGACCGCCGGTGACGGTGCCGGTGTGCGCCGTCTCTTGCGATGCTTCCACGAGGTTTTCAAGCGGCAATGCATCGCCGAACTTGGAGAACGAGCCTGCGGCGATGTTGCTCCACTTGTCCAGTTCCTGCTGGTTAGTGGTCAAGCGTGACAGGTTCTGTGCGGCTTCGGTCGCGGTGTCCTCTTCGCCAAGTAACTTATAAAACAGGGTATAGGAGCTTCGCGCCTGCTCGGACGTACCGCCTGCGTCCTTCCAGGCAGCGTCCAGCTGATGCGTCTGCTCGATCTGCTCTTCCTGGCTGCTGGCAAGACCGACAAGCGCGGTAGCAGTGCCGGTGACGGCACCGGTAATCGTCTTTCCGGCAGTCTCTAGACCCTTGCCGGCCTTTTCCAGCTTATCGCTGTTGTCCTGAATTGTCTGACCGAACTGGTAAAGGCTGCTCTTCGATGCTTGGGCTTCGCGGCTGACGCTTTTCAAATCGTCGGAATAGCTCTCGAGCTGGTTCTCGCAAATGGCAATCTGAGCCTTAAGGCTAGAGTACTGTGCTTCCTCGCGCTCGGTGAGTGCCGCGCCGCTCCGCTTCTTTTCATCAAGTGTCGCGAGCGCTGCTTTATATGCATCGAGCTTCGTTTTCGTCTCGCCGTATGCTCGATTGAGAAGCTTTTCCTTCTCAACGAGCAAATCCGTGTTGCCGGGGTCGAATTTCAGGGCGCGATTGATGTCCTTCAATGCGCCCTGCGTATCCTTCGCCGTGCTCTGCACGCTTTTCAACGCGCTCTGCAACCCGGTCGTATCTCCGCCGAACTTGATAGTCAGACCTTTGTACGTGACAGCCACGGTTCCACCTCTTTTCAGTTGTCAATGAAAGAAATGAGCGCACAGAACAGCGCACCGCAAAGGTGCGCTGGCGCTTTACGCTCACATGCCAGACCAGAAGGCGGCTTCGCCTTGCCGCGCCTGCTCGTCATCCTCGGCGTATGCAACAGCGTCGTTTACGAAGCTGTATACGTCGATTAGGTTTTGAACCTGCATATAAGACAGTGTGTGCAGGTCTTGGATGCTCAATCCCGCCTGCTGGCAAGAATAGATATAGAGTGTGTCGCAGCTACTCTCCAGCTCCGGCGGAAGCGGCGGCATCTGATGCTTCGGCGGTCGCGGCTTCCACGTCCGCTTTTGCGTTCGGAAAAAAGTTGTCCTTGATGATCTGCATCACGTCAGATGCCCAACCGCCTTTGCGCTCAAGGTCGAATTCCGATTGCGGGAAGCCGCAAACCCAATCCTCAAAGGACTTGCCAAGATCTGTCTTCTCCTTTGCTGTGGCGTTGTACGTCTTCGCACAGGCGTAGAAAATCTCAAGCAGTGGCACGATAGGCGGAATATTCGACGCTGCCGAGACATCAAGAACAACGGAAATGGCTTCGTTGATGTCCTTGGGGCGGCGGCTCCCGTCCTTGCGCTCAACGAAGAACTCGCGCGAGTACGCAATAGGTGTAAAGGCGTTGCAAGCGACGGGATACTCAACTCCGCCTACCTCGATGATTCCGCCGTCCATTACACGCTCACGCTAACAGTCTTGGGCGTGACGGCAGTATCTACCTCTTCGAAGAATTTGTCGTAACCGTCAATATCGCCATATGTGTCGATGTAGCTGCCGCGCCAGCCGCTCGGCAGCTTGACGGGACGGAACGTAAGCGCGTAATCAAGCTGCGTGATGTCGGGCTTCTCTTCAAGCGTCTTGGCATCAATGGAGACGGGCTTACTGGTGCACCTGTAGATGCATCGACGCCTTCCGACGGCATGGCCGGGCTGCTCGAACAAGAGCGCAAACGGTTTAGGGGTCTTGCCCGACGTTGCCAGCACGCGGCCTTTCTCGTCGATGTCGAATCCGTTGATGTCGGCCATAAGCTCTCGCAGCTCAGGTGTGCTCTCGATATCGTAGAGCGACCACGTGACAGAACCGCCGTTGTCCTGGTACTTGTCCAACCACGGCTCGTTGTCGCCGTAGCTCGTTGCCTGCTCAATGGACGGATCGACCTTGATTTCGACCGTGCCGGGGATGTGGACAGGCTTCTCATATTTAAACGTATCCTCGTCGGTAAAACGCGCGATGTGCGCGTTCTTAACGCCGAAGAATCCATTTCGCGCCATGTCGGCTCCTTTCATCATTCGGTAACGTCGATTTCGTAAGCCGTCTCAACCAGCTCGTCACCGTCAAGCGACGTTACCGTCTTGTTGTAGTTAAACTCTGCGGCATCGAGCGCCGCTTCGAATCGCTTCTCAAGCTCGTAGTCGCGCTCTCGAACGTAAAGCGCCACATCGTAGGGCATCCAGCGGCACCATCCCACGTTGTCGGCGCTCGCGCCATCGCCGTAACCGGCTTCGATGTCGATATACGGAGGTGTGGGAAAATCTCCATCGCGGAAACCTCCGTTAGCCCACGGCAGGCCGAATGCATCAAGAAGCTGTGCCAGGTCTTTAAGGCTGTTCATTGCGCCCCCTTGGAGAACTCAGCCGCGACCTCCTCGTAAACGCCCTCAATCACATGGTCACCAGCGACGATTCCTGGGTATGTACCGTGCTGGTTCTTGATTGCGTGCCCCTTCTCAAGCAGGTGCGTCAAAGATGCCTGTTTGTTGTAAACCGTGCAGCTCGTCCCCATGATGTTGCTGTCGACATGGCATGACCACGCTTTTGCGTAGCTGCCGCCGTGCCGTTTCTTCTTGCGACTGCGCTGCCTCAGGAGACGGACGGCCTTTTGCCCCGCAGCCTTGACACTCAACTCAAGCTCGTTGGTGTCCTCGTTCATGACCTCTTCTAGTGAACTTACGATGATCAAATCGAGGTCATCGATCTTGATGTAGTCGCTCACCGGTTTCCAACTTTCTCGACAAGGGTTAAGCGCACGTTATCGACGTTCGCCACCACAGCCGAATCGACGGCGTAGCGGATACCGCCGAACTCGCAGAGCCTTTCGCCGCTGTATGCGCACGCGCGTACCGTGATGACGGCCTGCGGTTTAACTCCCGCCTGCGCGGCGGCGTAGTATGCCGCCTGGCTGATACCGTAGACGTTGCACGGCACACGGCGGCATCGCTCCTTTTTGTGCGATACTCCCAGCTCGTCACGCTCTGATACCGTGGCGATCAGCGTACAGATGCCAGCCCACCCGCTCATGCGGCATCGCCGCCGTTGTAAGCAGAATCACCGCTCATGCTCGTAAGCATGGTTTCGAACGACTTCATGAAGCGCTCGGCGTCTGGGTTGTCCATGCCGAAGTTGGCCTTGACGTAAACCTTTATCGCGAGCCGAACGCGCCCGTCCGAATCGTCGTTGGCCTTGGCATCCGCTACGCCGCCCGCAACCAGCTCGGCGCGGGCGGCTTCGATTACGTCTGAGATCTCTTCGTCGTAATCGGTTACGAAAGCCGGGATGCGAAGCGCGGCGCGGCACGCATCCAGCAGCTTGCCTTTAGCCTTTGCGACCATGCCGCGCCACCTCCTTAAGCCTGCTTGATAGTGAGCTGTGCGAACGCTTCGGGGACAGCAAGAACACCGTCGAACAGAACATAACCGTCGAAGCAGCGCTTCTGGGTTCGCGGCTGGACGTAAGGCGTAACGTCGGGGCCATCAAACATGTTGCCCTTGAACAGATCGGGGAAGCCGGCCTTGATCACGTTGTCGGCGATTGAATCGTCCTGCTTTACAACCTTGCCGAAGATTCGACCCTGAACCGTCGGATCATCGGTAGCCTCATTTGCAAAATAAGAACGACCGTTGGCATCCTCAAGCATGGCAATCTGGTTCCAGATGGTGTTGTTATTGGCGTAGATGATGATTCCCTTAGCCGCTGCGTTGCCGTAAGAGCGGAGCAGGCTCAGCATCTTCACGATGTCGGCCTTGGTAAGCTTCTTTGCTGCCGCCGTCTGAATCTTGTTGGCGGTCGCGATGCCGTAAGTCTCATCGGCAAGCTTATCGTGGACGAATGCGTTGCATGCGACGGAGAGACGTGCAGAGACCTCGGAAATGATGTACTGCTCGAAGCCGGAAAGCGACTGCGTTGCCATCTTTCGGGACAGCTCGACGGTCTTCTTAATCTCCGTTCCTACGAGCGGAACGGTATCGAAGTCATTTTCCTCGATATCGGTAGGGGCTGCGCCCTCGTCGGTCTTGGCCGCATCGCCCTTCTTGATGGACTTGTGGCGCGGGAACTCGACCTGACCAGACATGTTCGTTCGGCTGATGTCACCGAAGAGAACAGCAGTGTTGTCGATTAGGGAAATGATCTCGTTCTGTACGGCAACGGGAACGAGGGATTCGGTGTTGGCCGTGGTCATGGTGAACTCGGCTCGCTGCTCGATTGCGTGTCGCTGAGCCGCACGCTCGGCATCGGTAAGCGCGGTGCCGCCGACAAGATGGATGCCGGAACGCTCGGCAAGGCCCTTGACCCACGCGCAGCGCTCGGCTGCGTCATAGTCGGTCACATCGTAGACAGCGCCGGAAGCGCCAGTGACGTTGGCGGAACGCGCCAGCGGCACGGAATCCACGCGCTGTGCGCGGCCTGCGTCGATGGCGGCACGGGCATTCGCGACGGCGGCGTTGCGTGCCTGCGCCGCCTGTGCGGTCTGGGCGGTGCGCTCGTTAATCTGGTCGGTCAGCTCTGCCATGCGGGCTGCATCCTCTTCCGTCGGCTCAGTACCGTCAGAATACTGGTCGACAAGCGCTTGCAGGTCGTTAAGAAGTTCCTCAAGTGTCATTGCTAGTTACCTTTCTTCGCATTGGTAATTGCCAGGCACGCTTTTGCTCGAAGCAACGCGCCCTTCCTTCGCGCAAACTCCTTGCGCGACTGCTCGATCACTCCGTCGAGCAGGTTTCTTGCACTAATCTCCGTGTTCGGGTCTGCCGGCAGGCTCACGGCGCTCACGTCGTAGACCTTCTTAACGCGGGTGATAGTCGTTGTTCGGGTTTCGCGGTCATACTCGTCTGCCGCAATCATGAAAGCCCACGACATGCGGGTAATAAGCCCGTTGGTAATCTCTTCGTAAAGGTCGCGTGCCGCCCGCGAACCAGACAGGTCGGCAGCGACGAACAGCCCGTGCTCGTCAGGCTCGACAATCAGCGTCCCGTTGCTCATTCGCGCGAGAACCTTGCCGGAATGGTCGAACTGCATGATTACGTCTGTCATGTCCGCATCGTCAAAAGCCGTAGGCGCGATGATCTCGCGGTACTCGTTTCCGTCGAAGTCCTCGAACAGCACGTAAGGGTCATCGAACGTCGAAGCGTATCCCTCAACGTAGTACTCGGTATCGAAGCGCTTCTCGCGCTTCCCATCATCAGCGCCAAGCGCTCGCACCATGACTGGCATTGCGCGGTATTGGCGCTCATTCGGTTTGGCTGGCATCTTCACCACTATCTTTCTTGCCGTCGATCGCGGCGATGTTTGCATTAGTCTGGGCAGCAGCCGCAGCCTGCTCGGATGTGTGCTGGCTGATTAGGTCGAGGTCGATGTACTCGCCGCGAATCACGTGGCGCTCGCCGCCCGGATAGTTCGGCGATTGGAAGACCTCGGCGACTTGGTTGCCGCACCAAATCCCTCGGTCGAACAGCGCCGTCGAAACGTTGAGCTTCGTTTGGTTGCTCGCGAACTCAAGTCGATTTGCACTGAACATAATCGAGTTGCCATGTGCAATCTCGTTCGGTGTGAACGTCATCGCCGTGAGTACGTACCCGAGCTGGATAGCGAAGACCTCAGTACGTCCCTCATAAAACGCGTTGTACGTGTCCTCGTCGGCTCGGTTCATAACGATGTCTTCGCTCGATCCGAAGAAACGATAGGCCGCTTTTTCTATGCGCTCCATTTGTGCAGCGTCAACGGTGTAGTTCTGTGGCGCAATCTGCTTGACCTCTTGATATTTGTTGTCGTAAACGACGATGCCGCCCGCGTTCGACGCTCCCAACTGCTTGTTGAAGTGCTCGGCAGACTTCCTCGTGTCTTCCGGGTTTCGGTTTTGCGAAAGCTTGCCGATGAAGCGCACTGCCGCGCCCTGCTCGATAGCTGTTTTCTCTGCCTCCTCTTGAGCGTGAATCAAATCAAGAGTTGGATTGAGCACGTTAGTACCGTCTCCGAACAAATCGCTCTTGAACTGATGCCGCGTCATAACGCCGATGCGAGACCACTCAATCAAGGTCTTATCGCCGCCGGGAAAACGGAGCTCAAGCCACAAAGCGCCGTCAACGTCGTAGGCTTCGCACTGACTTGGCAGCACTGGGTAATAGCCAACGGACGTGATTCCGTCCCCGCCGTCAACAGGGACGATCAGGCACGTGTCGCAAACGTCAAGTATCGTTGAGACGCGATGCAAGAACTGCGGCGTTGTCATCCACGGGTTCGGTTGCCACTGCAAAGAGCGCGTCCATTGCGGTTGCGCCGTTCCTGAAATCTCGGGACGGAGCTTTGAAGCATGGTCGGCGTTTCGCTCGATTATGGAGCGCGTCAGCTCGGCTTCGTAGATACCGCCAGACCACGATGTGAAACGCGGTGAGTAAGCCGTGAACGTCTGAAAATAACCATCGACTGCCTGCATGATCGGCTTATGGAACACGGCATCGAACATCGAGCGGAAAAGCGTTGGTTTTCGCACGTTTTAACCTCCAATCATGCTTTGGTAGTCATCCATCATGTCTTTGAGCACTACAAACGCATCGCACTCAGCCGCCCAAGCATCAATGCGGTTGCGCGGGTCTTGGTTCTTCTTGTCGGGCGCAATGTTGCCGTTCATGTCGTTTCTGATCATCACGTTGGAACGGCACCATTCCGCTATAGGGTTCTGGTTGTCGACGATGCGGTTTTCCTTGTAGAGCGCTCGAAGCTCCTTCATTGGCATGGACAAGGTTTGCGCACCCTGTATTACCTTTTTGAAGTTATCGGCTCCGAAATAGCCCTCGTACGCTTCAACAGTCGGAACATCTCGCATATGCCACGGGTCATAGCCGCAGGCAACCGAATAAATGCCGTACTTTTCCTGAATCTCCGTGACCCAATCAAGCACGTCACGCTTGTCGATGATCGGCGTTGCCGACGTTCTGAGCAGCCCGCGGGCAATCCAGGCATCGTAGGGCACGCCGTCTCGACCTCCGCGCCGCCCCTCGGCTTCCGCCTGCTCCAAGGCGCGAAGCGGTATCCACGCCATGTGCATTGCGTATATATGCTCGTCGTTCGGGCGCATCATCAGCAGGCACGCCGCCGTTAGGTCGGTCGTATCCGAAGCGTCCACGCCGAGAATTGCGTAAGAAAAAGACCCATCGGACGGGTCGAACGTTGCTTCGTTGTGGATCTCAGACCATTTGAGCCACGCTTGGCTCTGGTTCTCAATGAGATTGAAGTCTTTTACCAGCAGCGTCGGCAAGAATGTCGGGTCATCGAGTGCCTTGGAGACGTTTTCCCTGAGCGATTTCAGGGACTTGATTGTTCCAAGCCCGGGATTCGCCTTAATCCAGCACTTCTCGTCTTTCCATTCCTCGCGCTCGTCAAGCTCGAAAATGAAGGCGATGAAGTGCTCGGCTTTTTCGCCGGATGCTTCGCCGTTCAGCCATTTGACGGCATATTCGTACTGAGCATCGAAAATGCCGCCGCGCACGAATCCGTTGGTCGTAATCTCCAGAACCAGCGGTTGCCTACGGGCGGAAATGCCCTGAATCGTCAGGTCGTAGAGGTCGCGGTTGCGCATGGCTGCAAGCTCGTCAACGATGGCGCCCGAGATGTCCAAACCGTCAAGGTGGTTCGTGTTGGCGGAAAGCGCTTTGATCGTCCCCATGTTGAGGTTGCAGTAAAGGTCGCTCATGCGCTTTCGCACGTGCTTTGCCAGCGCCGGCGAGGTCAGCACCATTCTCCAAGCGTTATTAAAGCCCTTCGCCGCCTGATCGTGAGCCGTAGCGACGTTATAGACCTCCGGTGCACCCTCGTCATCGTTAATGAGCAAGTCAAGCTCGATAGCCGACGCAAGTGCGGTCTTGCCGTTCTTTCGCCCCATAATCCAAAGGACTTCGCGGTATTGGCGCAAGCCCTCGGCATCCACGAAACCGAAGATTACGGAAAGGATGGCCAACTGGAAAAGCTCGAGCTTGAACTTGCGTCCAAGCTTTCCGCTCGGAAGTCGGCAAAACGTCTCGATGAAGGTGACGTGCTTTGCCGCAAATTCCTCGCGGTAATGGTACGGATAGAGCGGATCGGTGTTATCCAGGTCGCGCAGCACGCGCTCCGCGAGCTGATGCATCTTCTCGCAAGCAGTGATCTCACCGTTGATGATGCCACCGAAGTAGCTTCGTATCGCCTGCTCGCAGCGACCAGCGCCGCTTCGCTTCTTAGCCGCCGAAGCGCGTTTCATTGAGGTAGTCAATGAGCGCATCGCCTGCCGTGCTGCCGGACGGCATCATGTCGGTGAGCTGCTTGATGCCGCGAGAGAAGGTCGTAAACAACTTGTTGTAGGCGCTGAAACCCGGATGCTCGCGCAATCCGGATTGACCGCCACCGTTGTCATATTCGCTGAAGATGCTCTCGTACATCAGCTCGCGGCGGGCTTCGTCAAGCTTGACCTTCAGGAACGCGATGTTCGACATCAGCGGAAGCACGGCGCTTCGCTTCTCGTCCGGTATCGCGTCCTTGGTGAGCCGTTGGAGCTTTTTCAGCTCGCTTTGGTATCGGCTCTCGATGGAAGCGGTTCGCTTCTTCGGGGGACTTTCCGTTGTTTTGGATAAAAATCTGTTACTATCGCATACTCCACGATTTCCCACAAGACCACCCCACTTTCAAAATCTTCTGCGCGTTCTTTTCTCTCTTGCGGCATTGGTGCTGTGCCCACGGTATGTTTGATTTTGACCGGGGGGATAGAGAAGCGCTGCGAGCTGCCGTTTTGCATAAAATTATGTCAGCTCGTCTCAATCTGTCGGCTCTGTGTTTTCGTCTGTCAGCGAAATCAAGTTGCCGTCCTCGTCAAAGCACAGCCCTTGCCTTGTGCTGCCCTGCCTTGCCCAGCCGTGAACCTTCTTGTGGCAGAGGTCGCACAGGCTTACAAGGTTGCGAGTATCGGTCGCTATGTTCGGATCGCTGATGTTCGATGGTGTTAGCTCGATGATGTGATGCACCATCGTTGCCGGTGTTGCGATACCAGCCTTAAGGCAGTGCTGGCAAAGATAGGCGTCGCGCTGCAATGCGAGCTCTCGCGCCTGTTCCCAGTCCTTGGAATGGTAGAACCGATACGAGAAGCCCTTAGCCATTGCGCGACCCCCAACAAAAAAGGGACGCGACCCAAGGCCGTGTCCCTTTCTGATAATCCACCGTACCGAAATGTAGCACAAACTGAAAAGTGATGACAAGTACCAATCTCAAATATCTTTGAGCGCGGCAAAGCCAACCTCGTCGATATAGCGGAACCCAACGTTGCAAAGCTCCCTGCACCATTGGCGCGAGCACTGCATCACATCGGCTATCTCGTCCCATGGCATCGCTTGGAGATAGGCCATGCACAGCGCGTCGGCGTAACGGTTGCCCTTGAGCTTAGCCAAGCCGCCGCGATTGTCGGCACCGTAGAGCAGCACGCACGCTTCGTCCACCTCGGATTGGCTGTCCGCGATCCTCCTTTCCAACCTCCCCTCAAAGTCGATACGCCCGTTAATCGCATCCATAGGGTCTGATCCGCCACCACCGCCGCCGCCCGTGCTGTAGCTCTGCGCCTTGGCTCCCTCGCGAGCCTTAAGGCGGGCTAGCATCTCCTTTGCATGCTCGATGCTAGCCACCTCGTCACGGATGCGCTCGAAGTATTCCTTGGCATCCACAAGGCATCAACCCTAGTCGATGCCAGTAGAGCCGAAGCCGTCTGTACCGCGCTCGGTGTCGGTCAGGCTATCGACCCCGACAAGATCACACGGCACGAACGGGACAACGACCATCTGGCACACGCGCGTACCCTTGGGAAGAAACACGGTGTCGCAGCTGAGATTAACCAGCGGTGCATGCACCTCGCCACGGTATCCGCTATCGATGACGCTTACGCTGTTGCGCAGCGTCACGCCGTAGTGAGCGCCAAGGCCGGAGCGCGGAAAGACCAAGCCGACACAGCCGCTCGGAATCTCGCAGGCAAAGCCAAGTCCGCAGACAGCGCTTGCGTTTGGCTCAAGCCTTACATCCTCGGCGATACAAAGGTCGAAGCCTGCATCGCCATCGTGCGCGTATGTCGGCATGGCCGTTCCGTCAGCCAGGCAAACGTTCATCTTTCGTCCGTACATGTCAGCTCCTTAGAAGGGAATATCTTCGTCGTACACATCTGGGTAGGTCGCAGCCTGCGGTGCCGCCGCCGGCTGCTGTGACTGTCGATGCGAGGTCATGATTGCCACGTTATCAACGATGACCTCGAGCTTGCGGTAACGCTTGCCGTCCTTCTCCCACACGTTCTGATGCAGGTGCCCAAGGATGGCTAGGCGTGCGCCCTTCATCAAAAGGCCGTTGTTAAACATCGCTTCGCCACGCTTGCCGTACATCACACAGTCGACCCAACTGGTCACGTCCTTATAGCTACCGTCCTGCTGCTTGCGGCTCTTGTTCACTGCTAGTGAAAAGCTCGTTACCGCAAGGCCGCTGTTGGTGTACCTAACCTCTGCATCTTGCCCAAGGTTGCCACTCAAGGTGACGCTGTTAAGGCTGTCACTCACAGTTACCACCCCTCACGATTGCCAATGCGATATAGGTCATGATCACCATCGCGGTTGCGAGCGACGGGACGAGCCATGAGAACAGGCAACCAGTAATGACGCTTATGAACAGCTCCATAAGGCAAAAACAAAGAAAGACGATGATGCAGCCCAACAACGCTATGAGCACCGCTACAAGCACACTCAGTCTCTTGATTCGTCGGCGTGCCCGCTCATTCGACCTACTCACGGCGTCCACCTCCAAGAGCCTCGATAAGCCCCTCTCGCTGGATGTATCCCAGACCCTGCACGCGGCGGCTCGTGCTGATGTGCAGGCTCTTCATGAGCTTCTGGGTTCGTGGCGCGGCAAAACCGGGCATCGACCTAATCAGCGATTCGACACGCATGCCCGATGCAGCCTGGTCTCCGCCGTCTGCCAACTCAAAGAACTGCTCAATGGACATCAAGCCGTTCTTGAGCTTGGCCTTGTACTCCGCTCTCTTAATCCTGACCTGCATCCCCTTATCGAGGGCTGCACGCCGCTGTTCGGCAGTCAATTTCGGTACCATTTTCAATATCTCCTGATTCTTACTTGGAATACGGCGGCTAACCGTTCCCAAACCATCGGTTTTGCTTTCTGACCTCTCGTTTTCGTGTCGTGACGCAAATGGCCGAGGTCTTGCCATTTACACACCGTTTACACTCCGTCCTCAAGCTGCTTGGCAAAGTTGTTGAACGCCTGAGCCGCCGCCTGGTCGCGCCCCGGCAGAAGGTGCGCGTAGAGTTTCAGCGTTGTCGCTTCGTTCGAGTGTCCCAAGCGATCTGCGAGCGTCTTGAGGTCAACGCCGTTCGCCAGGCACCACGTGGCGTGCGTGTGGCGCAGCGAATGGAACACGTACGTCCTCGGCATGCCCGCACGGTCGCGAGCGCGGCTGAAAGCCTTTGAGACGGTCGTAGGGCGCATGTAAGAGCCGTCTATGCTCACCAGTGGCGAATCGGGCGTAAAAGCGTCTGAAATCGAATCCTGTTGCGCGAGATAGGCTTTTATCAGCTCCCACTCTTCGTCGATTAGTGCCACTGGCCGCGTCTTCTTGTTCTTGGTCACGTTTGATCGGATAACGCCGCCGCCCGGAACCTCGATGACCGTTCCGCTCACGAGGATGAACCCCTGCGCCTTGTGGAGGTCGCGCCGTCTAACGGCGCACACCTCGCCGACGCGCATCCCCGTGTGTAGTGCAAGCCAAGCTGCGAAAGCGTAGGCTGATTGGCGCATGAAGCGCTTCTCGGGCGCCTCAAGGTTGAGCTTTTCGGAGACCATGGCATCGAGTGCCCTGTAATCCCATTCGTCGATGCTCACGGCTTCATGGCGTTCCTCTGGCGGCTTTGTGACCATAAGCATTGGGTTGTTCTCGCAGATGCCGATGCGCACCCAGAAGTTGTATGCGCCGCGCAAAAAGTGGTGAACGCTGATGATCGTGTTGCACGAAAGACCTTGACCGCCGTTCTTCTTGCTCACGCCAAGCCTCGTCTCGAAGTCGTTCAGCTCAATGGCGGTAAGGTCGCGAGCGACTTTGCCTTTAAGGTACTTGCCCACGTAGGTTCGTGTGAAAAACGTCCACCTCTTCACGGTGTTAATGGCTGCGCCCTTGACCTTCCGCTGCTCGATGTACTCCCAAAGCAGGTCGACTATCAGCGTGCTCTTGACCTTGCCGTCAAAGGTCAGGTGCGAAGCCCAGGCATCAGCCAAAGCCTGCGCTTCATCGCGCGTCCTGGCATCCGGGAAACTACGGCGTGGCCGTATCTGCCGCCCGTCCGGTGCCTTGCCAAGATACGGCTGCGCGTACCACACGCCCTTTGGGTCGCGCTTGACCTCAACGCCCATGGCGACGCTTCAATTCACGCACAACGTCGATAACGCTGCCCGACATGTCGCGAATCTCGTGGATGCAGTCTTTGCAAATGTCGAACTCGATAAGCTTGCCCTTGCCAAAGACACGCACCCTTGCGAATTCGTCAATGTTGGTGCAGTCTGCTTCCTTCCCGCACCTGTCGCAGCAGCCGGAAACCTTAATCATCGTCCCGCTCCTTTCCAGCCGCTTTCTTCGCCTTGTACATGTTGATCTTTGCCGCGTAAATGAAGTAGATGCACACGATCAGCAGGAAGCAGGAGAAGGCCAGGAACCCATATCCAGCTCCGAAGATGAAGCCAATGGCGATACTGGCAACCAGCATCGCAAACGGGACGATCAGCAGGGCGCACCCAACCAGCATCGACGATGCCTCTTCATACTCTTTCTCGGTCTTAAACTCTTTCATTGCTTTCCTCCAAATTTCGGTGAATCGCTTCGATTGCGTCGGTGACGCAATCGCACCAGCAAATAAGATCGTCGTAATCGACCCGCGCTCCATCGTGTCCGCGCTTCTCGCACGTTGTAATGCGCCGGCTCATGTCCTGCGATACGGCACACAGGTTCTCGAGGGTCTTGCGGTCGCTCCTAATCGTCATCGTCGGTCACCCACACATCGCGGTGATACTCCCGCATGAACTCGTCGAAATCCCATTCGATGTCTTCGCTCTCCAAGCCTTGCCATCTCCAAAACTCACTGACGTATGGCTGGCAGCGCGGACATGCGTAGCGCTTCCAGAACAGACGCATCCAAAGGCCGCTTTCCATGAGCACGCCACGTGTTCCTGCTGGAACCGTCTTGCCGCAGTACGCGCACTGATGCGCCTTGCGGACAGTGACGATCTTGGGCGCGGCGTAGAAGTCACCGCCGCTCATGACGCGCTGCCTTCCAGTGCTTCAAGCATGTTCTCGATGCACTCATGCGCCTTCTTGAGGTCTTCGATGCCGTTCTTGGACTTCCAGCGCCACAGATACTTGAATGCGCATCCCTGCATATAGGACACGTATTCATCGGTGCCGAGCATCGATTCCATTGCCTGCTTGCACTCGATGCCGGTATGCCCAGCGTAATGCGCGGGCTTGGTCACAGGGTCGAACCCCGTATCGACCGTTGAGGTCATCTTCTCGGCAACCCGCGAAGCGCTGAGCTCAACAGGCTCAGTCAGGTCGCCGACATGCTTAACGTAAGAACTCATTTGCCATCCATCCAAAAAACTACCCAGTCAACAAAAGCCCGTAAAAACGGCTGAACGTTGCCGTCATCAGCCCAGCCTGCGAATCCGATAAAGCCGTCACTGTTGAAGGAGATCGCTTCTCGTCCTATGAAGTAATCGCTATCGACATGCAAGAAGGCCGATTCGATAGGGTTGCCCGGTTCATCGCGAACGTTGATTTTTGGAGCGTCCTTCTTCCTATGCGAAACGTGCATTTGCAGCTCATTCAGCTCATTGAATTGACTCAGCTCGCAGCCGACAAAGGCTTCCAACATGTAAATGTCGTTCTCGCTCACATCGTCATAGCTGAGACGGCAACACGAAAACAGTTCTCTGGCTTCATCTCGTGTAAAAACGTCACTATCGAGTAATTTGCGAATCGTCAAAATGCTCACCTATCTTCACCTCCTTCTCGTTCTTCTTCGTCTCCCTGCACTTCCAGCAGGCTTCGCTGTCCTTGATGAACCAGTTCAAATTCCGCTCGATGCCGCAGTAAGGGCACGTGTGCTTTCGAACTTTGTTGACATAGCTCCCGTAAGGCATCGCCAACGCTCCTTTATTGAAAACTTTGCTATTGTTGAAAACTTGTTGAAAACCTGTTGATAACTACTGCTGAAGACTCGAAAACAGGCTTTGTAATCGCTCGAAAAACGAATCGATCAAGAAAGAAGAAGCAAGAAAGAAGAACCTTGCTTGTAAGTCAACATAACAAGCAAGTGCGGGTTTTTGGCTTTGGGTTTGGGTTTTATGACCCAAACCCAAAAACCCGCTTCTGTACTGTTATGTTATGTATTGTTAGGCTTAGCCCAACCTAAAACCGATGGTTTCGCGCTGGTTTCAATCCGCAACAACACAAACATACGCTCTGACCTGCTAGTTTTGCGGGTTTTACTGCTTCTTTTTCGGCCTGCCGCCCTTGGCTCCGTTGACGCGCTGCTTGCCAAAATAAAGGGCGTTTTTGCACATCCTCTCGCTCTCGATTCGGCCTTTTCCGTCTCTCACGAGCAAGCCGATTTCGAGCAGGCAGTCGATGAAATCTTGTGTCTCGGCGATGCTCACCGTCTCGTCGAACGCCCCCATCGAGCGCATACCGATTGCGCCGGCCAGAATGAGCCAGTCTTCATCGGTGTCCACAGCAATTGAGTGGTGCTTGGTGCTCGCCAGAAGCTCGCAGAGCCGCCAGTAAGCGCCGTAGCCCTTGTTACCGCGACGCATGAGCAGCCGTTGGCATTTGATGTCCCGCTGCGCGTTAGCGTCGTGCTGAAACCACGCCATGGGTTCCTGCGCCTGATCGTGCACGTCTTTAGGAATCGCTGTCATCGTCATCACCTCCCGTCGTTAATCCATCGCTTGTCCCCTGCTGGTTCCAGCCGTCCCAAAGGCACTTGCCGACCTCGCGGCAGTTAGTCCAGACGGTCGTTCCGCGAAAGCCGCACGCGCTCTTGGGCTTTTCGCCGTGCTCGAGTAGATGAAGCTCGAACCGGCATTGCCCGGGCGTTGGCATCGGCTGCTCACCAAAAAGATTGAGCGCCAGCTGCTCAGCGCTTTGTAAGCTGCTGCGCATATGCATTGCACGCCGATTTGGTCATCAGATGGACAAACATGTCGGGTGTCATATCGTCGAGCTTGTCGCTCTCGAGCATGTCTTTCATGGCTACGATGGGTGTCCCCATGAAACAGAAAGCCAGGTCGGTATCAAGCTCGACGCTCTCATTGCTCTTGGGGTTGAAGAGCGTAATGGTGCCGTCGACACCGCTGATATACTCGGCAACGGAATCGAGGAACTTGATTGCTTCCTTACGCTTCATGACTGTTCTCCTTGTCATAGATGGAATTGCGAAGCTTGATGTTCAGCTTCGGATGCCGCTTTAAGAGCCAACGGGCTAGAAGCGGCGTATCCGTGTTGTTAATGCCGTAGACATGCTCAACGCCGTTGCCATCCACGAATGGCACGCCGACGAGCTTGACAGCGCCCTCGTAGCGCTGCTTCTCAATGAGGTACTTGGCGCTTACTCGGATACCTCGCTGGTCGATTCCGAGCGCCGTAAGCTCGATCTGCCGCAGCGCCCTTGGATTGAGCTCGCACCAGAGCTTGAAAAGCTCCTGCCGGTCTTGCAGCCTGAGCGGCACCGGGTACATTGCCAATCGCTCCTGCCGCATCACGGATTCGAGCGGCTGGGTGTAATCGTCAACATCCATGGCGCTTCCTTGCTTCACGGCTCATAAAGCGCCTGAACGCCACCTCTGCGACCTCTCGCGGTGCCGATGGCGGGACGGGCAGTCTGTGGCGCGTGCGCACGTCTCCCGCGCCGCTCACGCCCGGCCTACGGGCTTCCTCGATGATCACCCGCGCGACCCAGAAACCGTTTGCGTCACGGTCGAGATAGCCCCTCATCGGTCGACCATACGGACGATGAACCAAAGCTCAAGACCGGCAAGGACGAACGGTAGCCAAGGCAGGTTGTACGTCTCCGTAAGCCAGATAATGGCACCAGCCAGGGCGATGAGCAGGATTCCAGTTGCCGCTAGCACGGCAATAGCGCCGCAAAACCACCGCTTAACCGTTGCTAGTGGTGTAAAATTCTCGTTGTCATTACTGGTTAAGGTTCTGACATTGCCCGTATCTGGTTGCAGCCAGGTGCGGGCGCTTTTGTTTCGCAAGCTTGCGTCATAGCTTTGACGCGGCGGCAAAATGCCTCCTGCGAAACATCGAGCTTGCGGCGTTTCGCACACGTCAAAACCACGATGCAAACCGTTGGTTTGCGATTGGGTTTCATACATCTGAAACCCCTCCTTTCTTACTTGCCGATCATGTTGCCGACGGCAACGGCAGTTGCTATGAACAACCAGAGCGTCAATACATCGATAAATTCATCCATTACGCGATTTCCCCCCATCCCATAAGCTCATTGGGGCTGATGTGCGCAACTCGGCATATGGACATGATCTTGTCTGCGCCAGGGATGTAGCCCTCACCACTCTCGTATTTCACGACGGAATCTTTGGAGATACCAACGCGCTTTGCGAACTCATCCTGCGAGATATCGAGCTTCGCGCGAGCTGCTCGCAAGTTCGCCGCAAACACCTCCTTGTTGAAACCCATTACGTGTCCTCCTTTCTGCATTGAGCCGATATTTGGCTACTTGCTTGTCAAGTAGTCAACCCGTATATTCCTAGGGTTTACCCTAGAAATATTAGCCAGCTGCTAATTTCCTTAGCAACTGGCTACGCACTATAGCTATGCAAAATAACGCTGTCAAGCGAAAACTAATAATTTCGTTGTGTATTGGCTAATTTCGTTGTACTATGCACTTACATTAGAAGAGAAGGAGACTAGCAGTGAACATTCGCCTTATGAAGCTGCGGAAAGCCGCTGGTTACTCGAACAGAGACGAGTTTGCCGAAAAGATTGGTGTGAACAAGTACACCTATCGATCATGGGAATCTGGCGCGGCAATGATGAATGCTGAGCAGATTTGGAATCTTTCCATTGCATTGGGCTGTTCCCCAAATGACATACTCGGTTGGAATGATGAGACTTGCGAATTTGATAACGTTGATGGCCTTTCGTCTGACGAGCGCGAAATGATTGATCATTACCGCGAAAGTTCGCCCGAGTGGCAGCAAAACATCGCCATGACAGCCAAGGCAGCTGCAAGGGAATCAAAAGAAGATTAGACATAAAAATGCCCCGCACCTATCCGCCAAGACCAGTGCAGGGCTTGCCAATCCGTTCAAATGAAAAGGCAAGGTGATTTTATCATGCCAAAAGGCACACGTGCCGCCATCTATGCACGCTTCAGTTCGCATAACCAGCGAAGTGAAAGTATCGACATCCAAGTAGAGAAATCGCGCGAATACTGCGCACAAAATGGCCTTGACGTCGTGCGCGTATATAGCGATTACGCGCAAACAGGCCGTGACGTGCAGCGCGTAGAGTTTCAACGCATGATGGCAGACGCAAAACTAGGGTTATTCGATTATGTAGTGATCTATAAGGTTACGCGCATCATGCGCAACCGTGACGAGATGGCGCTTGCACGTATCAGGTTGCGCAAGGCAGGCGTTGAAATCCTTTATGCCGGTGAAAGCCTTGGCGAAGGTTCAACGCGCGTCTTGAATCTCGGAATGCTCGAAGTGCTTGCTGAATGGGAAAGCGCGATAGACAGCGAGCGTATCCGCGACGGTATCAACAAGAACGCCCAGCGCGGAATGGCAAACGGTCGCACGCACTATGGCTGGGACATTGTTAACGGGTATTACGAGGTCAACGAGCGAGAAGCCGCCGTGATGCACCGTATGAAAAACATGCTCTTTGCCGGCTCGACTGTTGCTGAAATCAAGCGTGCTGTCGCAGGCGAACGCGGCAAGCGCGGCAAGCCGCTAACGCACGGCGTGATGACAAAGCTTCTTAGGCGCGAGCAGAACTGCGGCGTTTATGATTACGCTGGCGTGCGAATCGAAGATGGCATGCCTGCATTGTGGTCACGTGAAGATCAGGACATGATCAACAGTATCTTGGGCTCAAACGGGCGCAAGCACAACAAGACGCGTGACACAAACGACTACCCGCTATCTGGCAAAATGTGGTGCCCAGAGTGCGGACAATACTACGTTGGAACCTGCGGAACATCCAAAACAGGCCGCGTGTACCACTACTACAAGTGCAAGAAATGCAAGCGCACCTTTAGACGCGATGCCGTTGAAGAAGCCGTGCTAGATACCGTCCTCGAAACGATTAAGAAGCCGGATATACGTCAACGTATCGTTGATGTAATGGCTCTTTACAACGAAATGAATGAAGAGAAGGAAGAACCGGAGAGCAAGCGCATTGAGCGCGAGATAAAGCGCATCGACACGGCGTTTGAGCGTATCTGGCAGGCTATCGAGGACGGTATTGCGCCGCCCGGCGGTAAAGAGCGCGTTGCCATGCTCCGTGAGCAGAAAGCGGCCTTAGAAGCCGATCTGCGGCAGGCTCAAGCTAACGAAGGAGCGAATCTGTCTGGTGAAGCCATAGCCGCTTGGCTCGATCACATTGCGCAGGAACCAGATGCAGCTGAAATCATCGAGACGTTCGTGCGGCTCATTGAAGTAGACGGGGATGAACTCAAGCTTTATTTCGCTTTCGACTACTGGGGCGATGACTTCCAACCCAAACAAAAAAAGGCGAACCCCGAAAAGGGTTCGCCTAATAATCCAATGGTGGAGACGAAGGGAGTCGAACCCTCGGCCTCTGCCATGCGACGGCAGCGCTCTCCCAACTGAGCTACGTCCCCAGGACAAGTTGATATTTTACCTACGGCTCGCCAACTGTCAACGCCCAATAACCAGTCTTTTTGAGACAGGGCCATTTTGACTACCTTTCGAGCAAGAGATCCTCTCGATGATTTTTTAAGGCTCTGTTAGACCAGGATTGACATACATGTGTCCGCACGGTGCCATATCGT